TAACCGAAAGGCTCGCAATGCCCCGCAGAATCGCTGCGATCACCTTCGCGACCGTCGGGATCTGGCTGCTGGCCGGTCCGGGCTGGTCGCTGCTCGCCCTTGGAGTGCTGGTGGAGGTCGGCTGGCCTCGGGAGCGTGCCGAGTGGTTGGAGGTCGTCCGCCGCCGGGCCCTTACATGGTGGCCGAAGATCCGGGCGATGCCGCAGCAGATGACCGGCGCGAGCGCGGTGGTTGCCGGGGTGGCAGTGCTGCCGACCGGTGCGGGCCTGGTGACTGGCCGGCTGGGCGCGGCGCTGCTCGTGCTTGGCGCATTGCTGCTGTGCCTTGGGCTGCTGCTTGATCGGACTGCGTGATGGGGTGGATCACCGGACCGCGGGTTGAGCAGAAGAACCAGGACTTCGCGCCGACCTTCGATACGGGTGGGGCAACCATCTCGGTCCCCGCGTTCGGTGGCGGCCGGCCCAACCTTGACGGGGCGCTGTACCCGGACGCGTCGTATGAGTCGCTGGCCCGCAGTGGGTACGGCCGCAACGAGCTCGTCTACGCCTGCATCTTCATGAAGGCGAGCAACTTCCCCCAGAGTGTGCTGCGGGTCTACCCGGGGCAGGAGTCGAAGGCGCAAGGGGAGTCGCTGGAGGATCATCGGCTGCGGCGGTTGCTCGCCCAGCCGAACCCGGTCACTGACGAGTTCGCGTTCAATGAGCTCAGCGTCACCTACCTGGACCTGGCGGGGAATCTGCCGTGGCTGATCCTGCGGGCCCGGGATGGGTTGCCAGCGGAGTTGTGGCCGTTGCGTCCTGACCTGATCCGGATCTTCCCGACCTTGAGTCCGCGGGTGTGGGACTACGGGTATGTGCTGGACCCGTCCGCTTCGCCTCGGTCGATCAGTTCCAGCATCATCCCGATCCCGCGGGGTGATCTGATCCACATCAAGTACCCGAACCCGTTGGATGCCTATTACGGGCAGGCGCCATTGCGGCCGGCCGCGAAGGCGACCTCGCTGGACAACGCCGCGACCGATTTCGTGGACACGCTGCTCCGCAACTACGCGGTGCCTGGTGTGGTGATCGAGACAGCGGAGGCGACCAACCAGGAAGTCACCGACAAGCTCAAGGCCAAGTGGAAGAAGGCGTTCGGTGGATCCCGGAAAGGTGACCCGGCGTTCCTGCAGCAGGGCATGAAGGTCACCCCGCTCGGGATGACGCTGCAGCAGCTTGAGTTCCCCGACCTCCGCGCGATCTCAGAAACACGGATCTGTATGACGCTGGGGGTGCCGCCGGTCCTGGTTGGCGCGAAGACCGGGCTTGACCGCAGCACGTTCTCGAACATGCAGGAAGCGCGCGCGTCGATGTGGGAGGAGTCCCTGTTCGGCCTGCAACGCCGGTTCGCGGCGCCGGTCCGCTCGCGGCTGCTCCCACAGTTCGCGGGGGTGGGCCGGTCCCGGGTGCATGTGGAATGGGACAACAGCGGGGTCCCGGCGCTCCGGGAGGCCGAGTCGGCACGGTGGGACCGGGCGACCAACGCGCTCGCACGTGGCGGGATCACGATCAACGATTTCCGTCGCACGGTCGGGCTTGATCCGGTGGCGGGTGGGGACGTGTTCCTGACCCCCGCCGGGGTGACATTGACGCCCATGGGCGGGGGGCAGCAGGTCCCGGCGCAGCCTGCGGAGCCTGCGGCACCGGCGCAGTTGCAGGCGGCCTCCTACGCGCTGCGGTTCCTGGAAAGCCGCCGCACCAGCAACGGGCACGCATCGAAGGAGCTGCTGGATGCCGTGGGACTTGGTACATGACCATCCGGCGTGCCGCGTCGGGGAGTGGGCGGTGGTGAACCGGCAGGCCGAGGAGGAAGGCCGCCACTCAATCGAGGGCTGCCACCCGACCAAGGAACGAGCACTTGCGCAGCAGCGCGCCCTGTACGCGAACGAGCCGTCTGCGGGGCGGCAGTCAATCCACGAGGTGGAGCAGATGGAGATACAGCGTCTCGTCGCCCCGATCAAGTCCAAGGCCGTCACCGACCAGGGCGCCGGTGAGATCACCGGCTTGGCGGCGGCCTATGGCAACGTCGACTACCAGGACGACATGTTCGAGGTGGGCGCGTTCGCCAAGTCCGCGGAGGACTGGAACCGGGCAAAGTCCAGGCTGCCGCTGCTGGACTGGCACGGCGACTCAATCGACCGGATCATCGGGTCGGTCACCCAGCTGAAGTCCGTCCCCCAAGGCCTATGGTTCCGCGCCGGGTTCACCAAGGACGAGCGGGGCCAGCGCGCACGCCAGCTCGCCCGCGACGGGTATCTGACCGGTGTGTCGGTCGGGTGGTTGCCGGTCCATCAGCCGCAGATCAAGGCGATCGGTGGGAGGGCGGTCCAGGTCATCGGCGAGGCGCGGGTCCATGAGATCAGCCTCACCCCGATCCCCGCCAACGCTGACGCACAACTGGCCAGCGTGAAATCGCTGGACGGTGACGCCAAGGCCGCCGCCGCGCCCTATGGTGACGTGACCTACGCTGACCCGGGCTATCAGGATGACGGGCAGAAACGGTATCCGCTCGACACGGAAGCGCACTGCCGAGCCGCCTGGTCCTACATCAACCAGGCCGACAACGCCGCCAAGTACAGCTCAAGCGAGCTCGCGACCATCAAGGGGCGGATCAAGGCCGCGTTGCAACGCTACGGCGTCCAGGTCAGCGAAGCTGCCAGTCTGGACTTCGCCGCGTTCGCGTCCATGGCCCGCAAGGCGCTGGAGATCGGCCATGAGGTGGCTGCCAAAGCAGCCTTCGATCTGCTGTTGAAGGACTACACCGAGGCAGCCGGGCCGACTGACGAGCCGCCCACTGCCACCGCAGCCGCCCCCACCGACCCGGCACCTGAGCCGGGGCCGGCTGAGGGCACTGCGGACCCTGCCACTCCCACACCGATGACTCCGGCGCAGTACGCGCTGTCGATCATCGGGCAAGGGCCGCGTGACGACGCACCCGCAGGTGAGCCGCCACCGGCACTCGCCTACTCCCAGCAGCTCCTCGAAACCGTCCGCGCCCAAGACGAGATGGCGCGGCTCGAGGCGGAGATCACCACGGCCCTGGGAAGGGAGAGTTCATGACCACGCGCCATCAGGACCTGATGGACAAGAGCCTGCAGTGCATCCATCTCGCCCGCGCGATCAGCGACCGGTACGACGACCCGACCAAGATGCCGGCGGGCGAGCTCGGTCAGCAGAAGTCGCTGCTGGGTGAGGCGTTCCGGTTGAAGGAGCTTGCCGAGGCCGCCAAGCAGCAGGCCGATCTGGAGTCGTGGGCGGCCAAGCCCGACGACGATGGCCAGGTGCTGCAGTCAAGCGCCGCCCACGCGCAGGCGGTCGCGGTCGGCAGCGATGGGGCGGACCCGATGGCGGCAGCTAGCGGCCGGATCGCGATGCAGCGGTTCGCGAAGGCGGTCCGTTCGGGGAAGCAGGCCCTCACCCTGGAAGAAAAGGCCGCTCTTGTCGAAGATGCGACCGGTGAGGTGATCGTCCCGCCAGATCTTGCCGGCCCGATCTTCAAGACCCTGCCGCACTTGGGCGTGTTCCGGGGGATCGGCCCGCTGGTCCGCAACACCACCTCCGACCGCGTGTCGCTTCGGTCGCTGACCGGTGCCACCGCGGCGTGGAACAAGCTGGAGCTTTCTGGTGTTCCGACGACCGCGGCGATCATTCCCAACACCCCCGCCGACAGCGTCCCCGTGTGGGACCTGCTCGCCCTGTCCCAGATCGGCGTGGATGAGCTCGCCGACACCGACGCGAACATCGTCGCGCTGATCCAGGACATCATCGGGCAGGTCTTCGCTCAGCTTGAGGACGACGCGTTCGCGTTCGGGTCGGGTACCAGCCAGCCGTGGGGACTCGCCGCCCGCGCCACCTCGGGACTGATCACCCAGGGCGCGACCGCCGCGACCAACGCCACCATCGTCCCCGACACGCTCAAGTCGTTGCCGTTCCAGGTCGCCAGCCGGTTCCAGAACAACGGCGTTTACATGGCCTCCAGGGACGCGACCCAGGCGGTCACGCTGCTGAAGGACTCCACCAGCAACTACCTGTGGCAGCCGAGCAATACCGCGGGGCAGCCGGGCACCCTGTTCGGGTACCGGTTCTACACCCTGGAAGGCCTCCCAGCGATGACCGCCACCACCACCATGACCGACCCCAGCATCATGTTCGGGGACGTCGGCAACGGCTACCTCCTCGCGCAGCGGCAGCAGATCACCATGCAACGCCTCGACGAGCGGTACGCCGACCAGGGCCTAGTCGGGTTCCTGTTCCGCATGCGCGTCGGCGGAGACGTCATGCGACCCGCCGCGTTCGCCAAGTACCTCCTGTGATCGGGAGGCGACCATGAAGATCATCATCCACGGCCCGGCCGCCGGGTACTCCTGGGACGGCGTGATCCGATCCTGGGGTCCGGACGAGACCGTCGAGATCCCTGACGACAACGAGCAGGCGGTTGCGTGGGCCCGTTCCCATGGTGACGTGCTGGAGGACGCCCCGCCGGCACCACCGAAGGAGCCGACCCTGGAGGAGCTGCGGGCCAAAGCGGAGACGCTGGGGCTTGCAACCTACGGGTCCAAGGCGCAGCTGCTGGAGCGGATCGCCAGCGCCGGTAAGTAACCCATCGAGTTGAGGGCGCCCGTCCCCTCCGGAGCGGGCGCCCTCACATATCCGGAGGATTGATGTCCCAAACCCAAACCGAGACGGACCACCGGCTAGCTGGCTGGTTGCACGGCACCACCGGGACGGCAGCGTTCTGCACTTGCGGCCATGCGTTCTTCGCCCGCTTCGCTGAGGCCACCGACCCGCTCGCCCTCGCCAAGGACCGGCTCGAGACCCACCAGCAGGAGGCCTCCAATTAAGATCCTGTGGCATTCGGTGAGTCCCTGGACTGGCACCGGCTACGGCATGCAAACAGGCCTGTTCACCCCACGGATCAAACGGCTCGGCCACGACATCGCCATCTCCGCGTTCTACGGCATCCAAGGCGCCATCCAATACTGGCGGGGCATCAAGGTCTACCCCAACTACCACGCCCCCGTCGGCACCGACGTGCTCGTCCCCCACGCCCTCAACCACTTCGGCGTCCACCAGACCCGCAACCTCCGGGAAGTCGCCTCCCGCGGGCTGATCATCACCCACTACGACGTGTGGACCCTGAGCGCGCCGATGCTGCCGAACATGGCCGTGGCCGCATGGGTGCCGATCGACCATGAGGAAGTCCCCCCCCTGGTCGCCAAATGGTTCGGCGACACCGGCGCGGTCCCGATCGCACAGTCCCGGTTCGGGCAGCGCAAACTCACCGAGATCGGCCTCGACACGCTCTACGTCCCCGCCGGGGTCGACACCAGCGTGTTCCACCCTGGCGACCAGGCGGAGGCGCGGGAACGGGTCGGGATCCCCCCCGACGCGTTCGTGGTCGCGATGGTCGCCGCCAACATCGGCCGGGACGGCGCCCGCAAAGGGTTCTACGAGCAGATCCTGGCGTTCAAAGCGTTGCGGGCCAAGCATTCGGATGCGGTGCTGTGCCTCCACACCGACGTGGACTCCCCCATCGGTGTCAGCCTCCGCGACCTGCTCGGCGAGCTCCCCGACCACTCCTACACCTACACCGACCCGTACGCCTACCGGCTCGGCCTGCCGGCCAGCAAGGTCGCCGACATCTACCGTGCCGCTGATGTGCTGTCGAACTGCTCATGGGGGGAGGGGTTCGGCGTCCCGATCATCGAGGCGCAAGCATGCGGCCGGCCCGTCATCGTGACGGATACGACTGCGATGCCGGAGCTGGTCGGTGGTGGCTGGCTGGTGCAGGGCGAGCCGATGTGGCACGACAGCCAGCGTGCGTGGGCGCGGCGGCCGCTCATCTCCTCCATCACCGACGCGTACATGCAGGCCTACGAGCATGCCCGCGACGCGGATGTGCAGGCGTTGGCGTGGGCGAAAGCCTAAGAGTACGACGCCGACCTGGTGACCGAGCAGTATTGGAAG